CGCGGTTCTGGCCGCGTCCACCGCCGCGCTGGTCGGCGCGGTGCGCGCCGCCGCCGCGCCCGCTGCCGCCGAACTGCTGCTGCTGGTGTTCCCGCCGACGCTGCTGGCCCCCGACATGCCCGAAGCGCGCCGCGCCAACCTGCCGACCGGCTGGGCCGCCCCCGCGTTCGACCGCCTGCAGGTGGAAGATTATGACTGGTTGACCACGGGCGCCGATGCCCACCGCCGCGCCGCCTATGCCACGGTCAATGCCCGGCTGGGCTATCCGCCGGGGGCGCAGGACTATTTCGCGGGCTTCGTGGCCCAGGCGGAACAGGCCGCGCACTGGCGGCGCATCGATGCCGGCATCGACGAGGCGCTGGCCCGCATGCCGCACGAGATATTCATCTGGGCGCTGCCCCAGGTCTGCCGCGACGGCTACGTCCGGCTCCCCCGAACCGAGGATGCCGCCATGCAGGCTTTCGACGATCTGGCCTATCCGCTGCCGCTGGGCCTCGACGCCACGATCGCGCCCGAATTTTCCACCACGGTCACCGTCACCGCATTGGGGCATGAACGGCGCAACAGCCTGTGGTCCGACGCGCGGCTGCGCTTCGATGTCGGCCCCGGCATCCGTTCGGAAGCGGACCTGGGCCTGCTGATCGCCTTTTTTCGCGCCCGGCGCGGCGCGGCGCGCGGCTTTCGGCTGCGCGATCCATCCGATTTCAGTTCCAACGCGATGACCGCCGCGCCTACCCCCGCCGACCAGTTGCTGGGCACGGCCAACGGCGCGCAGGCGAGCTTTCCCCTCGTCAAGCGGTATGGCGAGGGCGCGGATGCGCAAGTGCGCCGCATCACGCGCCCGCAGTTCGACAGCGTGCTGGTCAGCGTCGACGGCGCGCTGGCCGTCGGCACCTGGACCCTGGACGAAGGCGGCGTGGTACGGTTCGATACGCCGCCCGCCAGCGGCGCCACGATCCGCGCTGGCTTCCTGTTCGACGTTCCGGTGCGCTTTGCCGAGGACCGGCTGGAAATCGCAGGTGCGGCCTTCGCGGCGGGCGAGGCGCCCAGCGTGCCGGTGGTGGAACTGCGCGAGGCCGTGGCATGAGCCGGGTGTGGTTCGCCGCGCCGCTGGAAACGGTCGCCACGTACTGGCAGGTGCTGCGGCGCGATGGCGTGGCGCTGGGCTTTACCAGCCACGATGCCGATCTGTGGTTCGATGGCCTGCTGCACCGCGCCGCGCCCGGCATGACCCCGGCCGCGATCCGCCGCTCGGCCGATATAACGCCGGACAGCGCCGAAGTGCGCGGCGCGCTCAGCCACGATGCGCTGTCCGCCGCCGATCTCGCCGCCGGCCGGTTCGACGGCGCGCTGATCCGCATCGGGCTGGTCGACTGGCAAAGCGGCGAGCATGCGGCGCTCTATCGCGGCGCCATCGGCAACGTGGTGGAAGAGGACGGCGGCTTCACCGCCGAACTCGTCTCGCGCAAGGCCGAACTGCTGCGCGATCCGGTGCCACGCACCAGCCCGGTGTGCCGCGCCGCGTTCTGCGGGCCGGGCTGCACGCTATCGCCCGCGCGCTATACGCACGAAGCGCGCGTGACCGCGATCGATGCCGAAAACGGCGCGGTGACGCTGGCGGCGGGCGTGCCGGCGGCAAGCCTTGCCGGCGGCACGCTGCGCTGGCTCGATGGCGCGCAGGCCGGGCTGGCCGCCACGATCGTGCTGGCCGGGCCGGACGGCTTGATCCTCGACCGGCCGCTCGATCCGGCGCTGGCGGCAGGCGCGCGCGCGGTGGTGCGCGAAGGCTGCGATCACACGCTGGATACCTGCGCCACGCGCTTTGCCAATGCCGTCAATTTCCAGGGCGAGCCGTTCCTGCCCGGCAACGACATGATCTATCGCTATCCGGTGCCCCAGGCATGAGCGCGCGCGCCGCCGGCCCGGCGCTGGCCAGCGCCGCCGAAGCGCTCGTCGGCGCGCGCTTCCGGCTGCATGGCCGCGATCCCGCCACCGGGCTGGACTGCCTGGGCGTGCTGGCGGCGGCGCTGGCCGCGATCGGGCGCGGCGCACACCTGCCGCAAGGCTACACGCTGAAGCTGCGCGCGCTGCCCGCGCTCGACCGCTTCGTGCGCGGCTGCGGCCTGGCCCCCGCGCCGGGCGGCCCGATCCTGCCCGGAGACGTGCTGCTGGCGCGGATCGGCCCGGCGCAAGTCCACCTGGCCGTGGCCGGGCACGGCGGGCGGATCGTCCATGCCCACGCCGGCCTGATGCGCGTGGTGGCCATGCCCGGACCGCCGCCCTGGCCGCTCATCCACCACTGGCGCCCCAACTGAGGAACCCCGTTTCATGGCGACTTTGCTTCTTTCCGCCGTCGGCACGCTGATCGGCGGCCCGCTGGGCGGGGCCATCGGCGGGCTGATCGGCCGCGGCGTCGATTCGGTGGTGTTCGGCGGCGGCCGCCGCGATGGCCCGCGGCTCAAGGAACTCGCCGCGACCACGTCGAGCTATGGCGCCGCGCTGCCGCGCCACTTCGGGCGGATGCGCGTGGCCGGCTCGATCATCTGGGCGACCGATCTGGTCGAACACAGCCAGACGCAGGGCGGCAAGGGCGGATCGGTGCGCACCTACAGCTACACCGCCTCGTTCGCGGTGGCGCTGGCCAGCCGGCCGATCGCCGGCATCGGCCGCATCTGGGCCGATGGCAACCTGCTGCGCGGCACCGCCGGCGATCTCAAGAGCGCGGGCACGCTGCGCATCCACACCGGCACGCGCGACCAGGCGCCCGATCCGCTGATCGCCGCGCGCGAAGGCGCGGATCGCTGCCCGGCCTGGCGCGGGCTGGCCTATGTGGTGTTCGAGGATCTCGACCTTGGCGATTTCTTCAACCGTATCCCGGCGCTGACCTTCGAAGTGATCGCCGACGAGGGTGGGTTCGGGCTGCAGGATATCGTCGGCGGGGTGATCGCCGATGCCGATGCCGCCGTGCCGCTCGCGGACTTTACCGGCTTTTCCTGCGAAGGGCCGCTGGCCGATGCCTTGCAGCAGCTCGATCCGCTGGTGCCGATCGAATGCGATGCCGGCGGCGCGCGGCTGACGATCGCGCGTGAGCGGCTGCAGGCCGCCCCGATCGCGCTGGCCGGTGCCGCCATCGCGGTGGGCGACGATGCCTTCGGCGGCGCATCGGGCTTTGCCCGCCGCCGCGCCGCCGAACCCCCCGCCCCCGCCGCGATCCTGCGCTATTACGATGTCGCGCGCGATTACCAGCCCGGCCTGCAACGCGCCGCCGTGCGCCCCGGCCCGGGCGAGCCGCAGACGCTGGAACTGCCCGCCGCGCTGGGCGCGCCCGAAGCACGCCGGCTGATCGAGGCCGCCGCGCGCAAGGCCCGCTGGTCGCGCGAGAGCGTGGTCTGGCGCAGCGCCACGCTCGATCCCGCGATCGCGCCGGGCACGGTGGTGACGGTGCCCGGCATCGCCGGCCGCTGGCGCGTGACCGAATGGGAATGGCGCGAAAGCGGCGTGGAGCTGACGCTGGCGCGCATCGTGCCGGGCGGCGCCGATGCGCTGCCGGCCACGCCCGTCGATCCCGGCCGCTACAACCCGCCGGCAGACCTGGCCGCCCCGCCCACGCTGCTGGCCGCGTTCGAACTGCCCTGGGACGGCACCGGCAGCGGCGACACGCCGGCCACCTTCGCCGCCGCCTCCTCACCCGGCGCAAGCTGGAGCGGCGCGGCGCTCTATGTCGATTACGGCGGCGGCGAATTGCATGCGCTGGGCCCCAGCGGCCGGGTGCGCAGCATCCTGGGCACCGCCGAAGCCGCGCTGCCGCCGGCCAGCCCGCTCCTGTTCGACCGCACTTCGACGCTGAGCGTGCAGCTTGTCGATCCCGCGATGGCGCTGTCCCCGGCCAGCGGGCGGCAGCTTGCGCTGGGCGCCAACCGGGCGCTGGTCGGCGCGGAACTGATCCAGTTCGCGGGCGCGACGCCGCTGGGCGGCGGGCGCTGGCGGCTCGACCGGCTGCTGCGCGGGCGCGGCGGCACCGAAGCGGCGCTGGCCGGCCACGCGGCGGGCGAACGCTTCGTGCTGCTCGACGATCGCCCGGTCGCGCTCGATCCGGCCACGGTGGGCACCGTGCCCGAAAGCCTGATCGTCGCGGTCGGGCGCGGCGACGACACACCCGTCAGCACGCCGATCGCGCTGGCGGGGATCGCGCTGCGCCCGCTGTCCCCCGTCCACCCCCGCGCCACGCTGCTGGCCGATGGCGCGCTGGCGCTGGGCTGGACGCGGCGCGCGCGCGGCGCATGGCAGTGGCGCGATGGCGTGGACGCGCCGTTGCAGGAACAGGCCGAGCGGTATCGCATCACCTTCGGCCCCGACAGCGCGCCGCTCGCCGCCTGGACGGTGACCGAACCGCAGCTCACCCTGCCGCCCGCCACGCTTGGCACGCTGGCCGCGCTCCTGCCTGGCGGCGCGCTGTCGGTGCGCCAGCAGGGCAGCCACGCGCTGTCGCTGCCGCTGCACCTTGCCATGATCCCCTGACGCATTTCCCAACAC